GCAGCAGTAAGTATTGGTACGCCAAGTAACAACACAGTTACAACAGCAATACTACAGAGTGGATCAGTTACAACTGCAAAACTTGCAGCTGATGCAGTTACAGGAGCAAAGATAGCTGACGATAGTATTAACTCTGAACACTATGTTGCTGATTCTATCGACTCTGAACACTATGCTCCCGGTTCAGTAAATACAGTAGCTATAGAAGATACAGCAGTTACTACAGCTAAGATAACTGATGGTAACGTAACTACAGCAAAAATAGCTGACGATGCAGTGACTGCTGCAAAGCTCGCTGACACGTCTGTAAGTGCTGGTAGCTATGGTTCTGCCACAGCCATCCCAGCGATTACTGTAGACGCTCAGGGACGTATTACAGCGGCATCTACAAACTCTATCAACACCTCTACTATACCAGT